CACGCGTCCTAAGCGTGGCCCATCGACAGCGGGCTTGATCAAAGCCGGCTTGTCGAGTGACTTCTTATCTGGTGGGCCAACAGGCCATCCACGATCGCCTCGACGAGGCAATTTAACTTCTCCAGACAGAGGTCGGGCACCCTTACGTTTGGGTGCCTCTTCAGTCCATGTTCCTGCAGCCATTAATCGTGCTTTGAATAATTCAAATTTCTGTTTCTTGATAGCTTTATCATCGTCGTGAACCGTGTTCGGTTCACAACCATGCTCCGGGACCGCGTTCGGGCCCGAATGCTTAATATCAGCATCAGTACTACGCACAAATGGTGCACTTTGCACTATAGGTTTAGGATCATTCGGCCTAACAACAGGTGGAAGCAGAGACAACTGTTTCTTATTACTGAGTTTGGCACGTTTTGGAATCATTGGCAACTTGCTATCCATCGGAATAATCATTCCGTCCACCACAACAGGAACCGCTGATTTGGCAGCTACGGGTTCCATCCACATGGGTGATGACATTAACTTGTCATATGAATTAGCAGTTTCCAACCACGCTTGAAAACCTTTATAGTCAAATTCAGGTAGGGCTTGTTGCGCATAATCTTCCATCCAGTCCTCGGCATAATTCGTAAATTGTTTAAGTTTATCAAATCTAGAGGACCAAGTACGCATATTTTCAGTTTCTGCGTTTTCAAGGATAGGAGATTGGTGCAAAACCATAACTGCTTTGCAAAACTCACCAATTATCGGGGTGTGCTCATCCGTCAAAATGAAACTCCTAACTTTCTCAAGGAGTTTCATCTTTTCAGTCGCTCGCACATCAAGATGAACGGTCACGTGTAGCTTGGCCAACTGTCGAGGTAAATCACAACAAGAGTTGACATTACCAAACCACACGCCAGGTGAGTAAACACGGGCTAGGAATTTTATTCCCATTTCGCCCCTCAAAACGGATTCCACGGTGAGTTCTTGACCCAACATGGTTGCCGCTCGTTGATAGATGAAAGAACTGATGTCTGCCGTTAGACCATCGTCCCCACCATAAATGCCAAGTCTGGCCCACGCTTCATCAGCACTAATGTGGGCACCTGCCTTGCCTGACTGACGCAGTGCAAGGAAAGCAACAAAGGCATTAACAAGACTATTAAATAAAGAAGTTTCAGGTGAACCTGATGCTCTGGAAAATTCGGTTTCATACCAAGTATCAAAAGTTGCAACGGCTTTCAAGCCATATTGCGCACGATGCAGCTCGTGTAACTTATTGTGATATTGTGGTCTAAAAGCGCGTTTGAGAACCATAAGTTCTAACTCGCGCATTATATTGGAACCGTGGCCATCGAACTTAGAAAAGTCGGTATTAGTGGCACTATGTGCTTTACTCAGCACTTCAACAACGCGTTCTGCAACCTTAGCGGGAGTTTTCCCAAAGGCATACCATGCTTGTTTCTTCATGACGTTCTCAAAAGCGTACATGTACATGGAATAATCCCTCTTATCAACTCCATTGATTTGAGAGATAGCGCGTGGTGGTTTAATATTAGCATAGGTTTCCTTCTTCATAAACATTTTAATTAGTCTCATCGGTAACATAGTTTCAGCCATGGACAATATTCGCCTTTGCATGGGACGATTTTGCCGATCTAAAACTTCATCATAATCAACGGGGTCTAATTTCTGGAAATACGCCTTAGGAATGAGGCG